CGTATTAAGTTAGACAGTAACACATACAGAGAAAGAGCAATAGAGAGGTATAAAGATGGCAAAGAGATACTTTGATACAGATATATGGAAGAAGAAGTGGTTTCGTAGTTTATCCCCGAAGTATAAGAGTTCATGGTGGTATTTGATAAGTCAGTGTGACCATGCTGGATTCTTTGACCCAGATATAGACATAATGAGTATATTTGTAGGTGAAGAACTTAACGAAAAGGACTTAATGGAAACATTTTCAAGTAGAATTGAATATTTAGAAAATGGTAAATGGTTCATTCCGAAATTTATACAATTTCAGTATAAGGTGTCACATCCTGATGAATTGAATTTAAGTAATAGAGTGCATAAGTCCGTCTATGAACGCATTAAAAAGTACAGTCACTTATTTAGCCCCATAGATGAAGCTACTAAGCTTCATGTAAGCTTCATCCAAGCAGCTAAAGACAAAGATAAAGTAATAAAGAATAGTTCTAAGAAAATAAAAAGAAAGGTGTTTAAAATTCCAACAGAGCAGGAAGTGAAGGAATATTGTGATAAAAGGGAAAATAATATTAATCCTGTGGCATTTGTCGCACATTATGCATCAAAAGGCTGGATGGTAGGGAAAATCAAAATGGTAGACTGGAAGGCAGCCGTAAGGACTTGGGAGAATAATGATTTTACTCATAAGGCAAGCACGAAGGTTTTCGTAGAACCCGAACATAGGAAGAAAAAACGTGGTTGGTAAATATAAGTTTCGTCCACACAGCGGTAAACAGACAGAATTTTTAGGTTCTACTGCCAATTGGATATTTTATGGTGGAGCGAGGGGTGGTGGTAAATCCTTGATGTTGGCATGGAAGGCAGCGTTAGTACCGAGGGCATACCATTATGAGCGTTTAAGACGCAGAATAGAGCCAGAACAGGTAAAGGTTTTAAAAGCCGAAGGTAAGTCCGTTAAAACGGTTGTAGACGCTGTATCGATTGATTTCCCCGATTACATTGGAATCTTGATGCGTAGGACATTTCCGCAGTTGGAAAGGAACTTGAAGCCGGAATGTGATAAGTTGTATAAGCTGTACGGGGCGAACTGGCAGGAAAGGAACAAGTGTTATGTGTTTCCCAGCGGTGCGAAGATTTATCTGGTACATTGCCAGGATAGAAGGGCGTTGGATAACTACATTGGCGGTAACTATAATTTCATTGGGGTTGATGAAGCGAATCAATTTCCAGAAGACTGGATAGAAGAGCTTTCTACATCTGCAAGGACGGATAACGAACTTCTTCAGCCGCAGATATGTTTAACATCCAATCCCGGCAATATTGGTCATATATGGCTTAAGCGTAAGTTCATTGACCGTTGCCCACCTGTTGTTGCTGGGAAGCCTAAATATAACGAACAGTTCGATGTTTATTATCAGAATCAAAAAACGGGTAAACCTTTTATCGACGAAGAAGGGATTAGCTACCATTTTATTCCTGCTACTGTTTTTGATAATCCGACTCTTCTGGATAATGACCCGAATTACGTCAGGAAATTGAAAAACCTTAATCCCGTATTGAAAGCTATGTGGCTGGAAGGTAGGTGGGATGTTTTTGCTGGAACATATTTTGATAACTGGAATCCCATGCATCATGTGATACCGAAAGCATATTTTCAATTCGGAGTTCATTTCAAAAAGAATACGCATACGTTTTACAGATTTTACGACTACGGGACAAAAGCTCCGTTTGTCTGCTTGTTTGCTGCAGTTGACCGTGACGATAATATGGTAATATTTGATGAAATAACAGAGACTGGACTATCTGCGTCTAAACAAGTTCAGAAGGTCAATGAGTACACTTGGAAAACTTATAAACTAAAACCGACAGACTTCGATGATGATATTGCTGACCCGGCATATTGGACTAAACATTCTGAAAAAGAAGGTATGTTATACTCACCTGCAGACTTCTATGGCGACGATGGAATCTTTTTATCTAAGGGCAATAATGACCGTAAATCTGGAGCTAAAATCGTCTATGAAGGGCTGGAAGCACCAGACGAAGGGGTTCCTCGTATCAGATTTACAGATAATTGTTTACAATGTATAGAAACCTTTCCTAACTTACCATCAGCAGAAAATGACCCCGAAGACATTGATACCAAAGCGGATGACCATCATTACGATGCTCTGCGCTATGGCGCATTAAAAGTTTTGCCAAGCCTTGCTATATATGAAAAAAGAAAAAAAGGGTGGCGTTATCGAATAGGAAAGTCTGATTCTGATGGCAGCACTAACTGGAAAACAGCATAATGGCTAAAGACGCATACAACAACGATTCACCATCTGGTTCGCAATATGCAGCGGGGGTACTATCCAAACAAGCCGATAAGGTTTTAAAGTGTTGGAAGTACAGCAGAGATTCATTCGAAGTAGCAAGAAAAGACTCTGAAAGGGCTGTCAGGTACGTTAATGGAGATTCTTACACTTCTGACGAAAGAACTAACGCTACCAAATATAAAAAACCATTACTTAAATACAATATAATAACACCGATAATCAGCACACTCGTCGGTAATGAACAATTAAACCGCAAAACAGCAAAATTTAAACCGACAACAGTGGAATCTGTAGGAGTTACAGATATTCTACAAGGCAGATGGAATGCAATTATTGACGAGCAAGACCTTGAAGATAAACTGCAAATCGCATTTATAGATGCATTATCCACAAAGCTGGGAGGCTGGATTCAACGGAGTTGGGAAATAAATGAAGAAGGTTATCTGGATTTTAAATACGATGTACTGAATAATTTTCGTGTTTATGTAGACCCGGAAACAAGGGCAAATGATTATGCTTTAACACACTGCCGCTGGCTTGTCAAGGAAGGCTGGGAGTCTTTAGGCGTTATCAGCGAACAATACAGTATTGACCCATACGACATGAAAGTTGAAAGGTCAAAGGCATGGTATCAGTCACTATCTGAAACTGTTCGTAGAATGACAGATAAGACCTATTCTTCGAATCTTGAGAATTATGATAAAATAAATGACCGCTACAGAGTCCTTGAGATGCAGGAGCGTGTCGTGATTAAAATGGTAAATGTTTTCGATGGTAACGATTACATGGTAATGCCACGAAAAGAGTTTAAAAAACTTGAAAAGGATAACCCAAGTCTAATGGTTGTCAGGGAATTTAATAAAGACCAGATTCATACAACGACCATTATCCCTTATTTCAAAAATTTAATTGTCAAAGACGAAGACATGGAACAGCCAACGTCTAATTTTGATTGTTTTCCCGTCTGGAGTTATAGTTACAACGTCCAAATAAATGAACAAACATCACTGGTTGACCACCTTCTTGATATTCAGGACGATGTGAATAAAGCTAAATCCCAAGTCAGGGACTATGTAACACAGATACTGTCGGGCGGTGTTTTTATTGATAAGCGTGAAAAAGAAACAATTAAGGCTTTGAAGGAGAAAGGAAACCAGCCAAACATGGTTTATGAGTTGAACAACCCTTCCATTGTACCTCAAAGACTTTCTCCTTCATCTTTGCCGCCAGACATTATGCTGAATGCGGAAAACAGTGTGGCATTTGCACAACGGGTATCTCTGGTATCTGAAGCTATGAAAGGCGAAACAGCCCGTAGTGGAGAGTCTGGAGTTCTGTTTGAACAGAAAGTTCAGAGAGCTGCTGCTGCAATTAACCCGTACTTTAAAAATTTAAGTCGCTTAAGAAAGGTTTTAGCAAAAGATTTTGTGGATAATTTTAATTACGTTTATTCTGAGATGGATAGAGTTATCCGAGTGAAAGAAGAAGGTAAATTTAACGAAACAATTATGAATCTAAGCGTTGGGGCGCAGGTATTTAACGATGTGAGAAATCCATCGCTCTATGTAGAACTTGATGAAGGCGAAAGTAACATCACCCAGAAAGAAGATAATTTTAACCGTATGGTTGCAATGGCGAATCTGATTGGTTCAATCAATCCGCAACTCGTTGATATTAGAACACTTGTAGAAAATGCCCCAATTGTGGGTTCAGATAAATTTGTCGAATACATTGACCAGACTATGCAGATGCAGTCAGAAGCTGCACAACGTCAGTCAGAGCTGGATACAACTAAACAGACTCTCGACAATATGAAAACAGAACGTGGTATGGTGACAGATGAAGAAAAATTAAGATTAGATGCTCAGAAAATTGGGCAGGGTAAATCCGGGTAATAATTAACAAGGGGCAGATATGGCTAAATACAAACAGAAAGCAATGACCAAAAAGTCGTCAGGTGTCAAATTAAAACCTTATGCAAAGGTTTTGAAGAAAAAGCCGAAGAAACCGTATACGTATAAAGCTGGTGACGAGAAACCAAAAGACATGAGTGAAGAAGAATATGAAAAGGTTAGGCGAAATAGTCACAAACTATATGAAAGAGTGTGGTCTAAGAAGAAGAACAGACCTATTATGAGAATAAAGCACTCAATGGGTCGTACTGATATTAGAAGACCAAAGGAGACAAAAATTAACCCACTGAGTTTGGGTAAAAGGAAAAAGAATAAATAATGCCTTTCAATAATATTATAGATATACCTATTATTCGACCTGATAAAGTTGTTGAAAATGATTATGATGATAAAATTACATACACAAGGCAAGATGCTTTAAGAAATGTATATAGAGCAAAGAGAAGTAATATAATCAATAAAGGAAAGAAAAATGGCAGAAAACCAAAATAGCGAAGTGCAGGTAGACCCTGCTCTTACACAAGAGCTTCAGCAACTTGAAGATAAATTTGAACCGAAGACAAATGAACAGGAAGCAACCGAGCCTTCTGTAAAACTTATTGAAAAAGACGGTGAGCTGTATATCAACAGCGAATCAGATGATGTTGTGAATGATGCAGACCCTGAAGAGGGAGAATCGAGTCAAGAATTAACACAATCGGATGAATACACCACCGATGGGAATAAACCATCACCGTTCCATGACAAATCGAAGGATGACCTTGTTGATATGGTAGTCAACGCCCAAAAGATGATTGGCGACCAGTCCA